TCTCTAAAATTGGTCTGTCTTCCAATCTGCAGCTGCCATTTCAGCCTGTTCGTGGCTTGATGGAAGTCTAGAAGCGTTTAACCAGGCACTAAGGTTATCTGCCAATTGTTGTTGATTATCTAATTGGGTTTTAACAATTGTGTATGGTGCGAATTCTAGCTTAGAAAACTCCTGTTCCTTACTTAGGAATTGCAGATATTTCAGTAGTTTCTCTTTATCCCAGTCAGTATAGATACGTTTACATAAAGAATGCAAGAAGTTTATTTGCTTTTCTGTAGCAACTCTATAAGACCCAAAATAGCCCATTTCTAAGCCTTGTCCTTGTCCTGATATAGGCGCGGGGGTTTCGGGGCTAATTTTGCCCTCTACGGGCTTTTTAGGGCTATCTGGTGGGGTTTGCCAAGGGTCGTTTTCTGGGTTCACGTTACGTTGTACTTCCTCTCTAGAAGCAATACCTTTTGTAACAGCAATTCCAAGAGCTGCAATAGCACGACCCCAAGCTGAGGTTTCTAAGGTCATCATTTCAGCCCCTTTTGCAAAGCCTCTAGCTGGTACACGTTCCCAAGCCCAGCCACTTGCATAAGCCATTTTGTCGCGTTCAGGATAAGCAAAGGCTTCACCATAAATAAAAGTTTCGCCGTTAAATTCCAGTACACCCTTGTATTGAAAGTGCAAAGTGCCTTCTGGGAATTTGTCATAAAACATTTGTATACGATCTTTAACTTCTATGTAGTTCTTTAGATAATCCATTTAATTAACTCCTATAAATAGTCCGTAAAATTCTTGCAGTTGTTGCATTTTGTTTTCACAATCGCCAGCACATACTAAAGGTTCAAATATGCACCTGGTTCTGTGGTAATGATCCATAGCGTGATATGCGTGTTGTAGCAATATCGAGATTGGATAAAACTGTTTATCCACAATGCCCCTTTCGTTAAAGAAAGGTTAAGGCTTACCTATGTCAAAACACGGCATTGAATTATAACAATTTGATAACGGCGTTATCCCCAGAGTTCGCCTTCGGCTATAAATGAGCCGTCTTTGTTAAAAGGCACAAGTTCTGGTTTAACTTGTCCGTCCTGTTCATATAATATGCCAAAGCCTGCCTGCCAGTTTGCGTGACCTTCTTTCATATAACGCATACCAGCACTATTGAGGTCGCACAAATGCCCAACTTCCATACCCCACAAAGTATTTAATTTGCCTGCAAAGCCGTGTGACGCTGAAGCAATACCTTGCCTATGGGTATGACCACAAATAACATTCTTACCTGTTCTTGTAGCTAGTCCAAGAGCTGTTTGTCCTGCGTGATTATAAAGCCTGCCTTCGTCACCGTGACCCATAATTACGCCTTTGGCAACTTCGGTTAATGATCTATTGTAGGTAACTTTAATATCTGGTTCGTTATAACCTAAAAGGTTTTCTATTTTGATTGCGTCAATTACTGCAAATGCTGGTGCGTGACGGCTAATGTATTTTTCAATACGAATGGTGTGATTGCTTCTTTGTATTTGGAAAGGCTTACTGCGTCCAATAGCACTACGGAATTCTTTGAGTAAGCCTTTCAAACCAATTATATTCTTTTGTAACGAACCTTCAAACTCCAGGCTTGTTCCACGTGCATAAGTTGATATTGTTTGACAATCAAGTTCATCACCAACACAAAGTAATTTATCTGGTTTAACGTAATCTATGTAATCAAGTAAAGAATCAACGTATTGCTTTTTAATATAAGGATATTGCAAATCTGAAATTACGACGTAACGTTTAATAGTTACCTCTTTCGTGTAGGTTTCTTACCTAACTGTGAGTTAATACTATCTATAGTACTACGAATTTTGACAACATCTAACTGTAGGCGTGTCACTTTATCTGCTAAAGAACTTCCACCATTAGGAAACAATTGTGATTTCATTTTAGTAATTTCTGCTGTTGCTTTAATGGTCAAAACAAGAATTGAAACAAGTAAACCAATAATGCCAATTAGTTCATTTATCATTGTCCGTCAAACCACTCAGGATCGTAAAAGTCATCGTCGTCTTCTTCAGGTGACATTGTAAACTGATATTTCTCAGCTGCAAAGTTAATCATTCCAAAAATTGAATGTTGTGGCATATCTGCGTTGGCTTGTATTTTTATAGTTTTTTTACGTCCGTCAAAAACCTCTAATAAACAGACAAACCCTGTAATAAGTTTGCCGTCTTCGTGGGCTGTGTTGATCACTTTTACTAGCTCTGAAGCCATTACGTCTGGTAATTCAATTGTTTGCTTTTTTGCTTTAGGTTTGCTCATATTCCAAATACCTTTCCGTTAAGGTCGCCTGCCTTAGTAAAGGATATATGCAAATGTGATACGTGAGGGTTAGACCCTTTGTAAACACGCCAAGACCAGTTTTCTTTTGATGAGGCTATACGGTGTTGGTGAATAATGTAACTAATTCTTTTGTCGCCCTTAAGTGCTATCATCTTTATATTCTCGGCTAATAGCCACGATTCTTTAGATGAGCCTTTAACAAGGTCTGAGTCAATATCTATAGCACGAACCCACCCATTCTTATCTGGGTTATGATCTGAGGCTATGCGTTTTTTATGTGCTGTGTCGCCTATCCAGCCGTCTGAGCGTTTATCTCGCTTAGGATACTTGGCGTTTATTTCCGAGCGTAATTGCTCAGCTGCTTTACTTAGTCTTGGTTTTGGCATTAGGGTTCATAGCTCCCATTGAAGCAGCTACAACAGCACCTAATACAGCTCTGTAATCAAGGGCAAAGTCTGTTGCTTGCCAAGCTGCTAAGAAAGCAATTGCAGCTAGTGATAGTTGTTTATAATTAAAGGATTGCATCTAATTCTTCTTTTGTGAGTCCTGCTATTTCACCAAGTTTTTTAATCGCTGAATCGCGTGCATCTTGTTTGGCTTTATACTCGGCTTCAAGTAGTAATGCTTCTGCGTTATCTGCTTCTCGTTGTGCAATAAAGGCTTGTTTGTCTGCACCAGTTAATTCAACAATTTCATTATTTGTGCCAACTAATATTTGTTCTGATTTAGATGTTGTAGCCATACACACTCACACTTCCTGTGATATTTCCTGAACCGACATTTAATTGAAATCCGTCATAACTTGTAGTTACATCTAATGCACAAGCCTCACTTGTCCACAAAATGTCTCCACTAGTTTGACTCGCACCAAAAACCCAAAATTGTGTCCTTTCAGTTTCAAAAGGAAAAAACATATCAGCCCAAGCCATTTGTTTGTTTGTGCTATAAACTCTGCCCATTCTAAAACTTGTTTCACCAGTTAGGCGAGAAGGGTTACTTGAGGTAGAAGAAAAATCTGCAATTTGTCGTCTGTAATTTGTTGCAGTATTAGGTGTAGTTCCAGATAACATTCTTAAAGTAACATTTTGAACAGTTGTGCTACCAATCGCGTTCAAAACAATTCTGTAATTGTAATAACTTGCACTAAAAACACTCGTAACATTTTGTTGAGATACTCCACTAAAAGACACTGTTGAGAGAAGCACACCCATAGCCTTCTTAGTGCCTAATGCTGTGTTCATAGCTGTGTCAACAGCGTCACCTAAATCACGGATAGCGTCTGCTCCATTTTTTACTAAATCAGTATCGGCAGGCGTTGGGAATGAATAATTGGTCGTATTCGGCATATCTCTAGTTTATCCTTTTCTTAAGCAACGTCAAGCCACGTTAAATCGTTAGGCAGGTTTTGCCATTGGGTTAATGGGTTGTAGTCTTCCCATTGTACATCAAGAGAGCTGTAGATTGAGTTAGAAATTGCTAGATCTAGTTCAAGGCTATTTTTTGATAATGTCCAAGTCCAGCCTTCACAAAAACCTTCAAATACGCCTGACGTAATTATGCCTGTTGGAATGTTAGTAATGGCAATAAGTGTGTCCATTGAAACACCAAGTAATGAATTACGTACAGCATCAGTTATGTTCGGGTTAGATAGGTTCAAAGATACAGAATCTAAGGACACTTTAGGTAAGCCTCTAAGGGCAACTGTTCTAGCAGCTTGTTCCTGTGCGTCTAGTTGTTCAGCTAAAATGGTTGGCACAATTTGTTGCAACAAACCATAAGTGTCTATGCTTGTGTCATTCTCAGCTGCTTCTTCGGCAACTGGATCGTTGTATTGAATGACTACGCTGTTAATAATATCTGCTGTTTGTAAACGTGTGGTAAAACCTGCGCTTGAAAGAATGTCAGCGTCAACGGCTATAGTGTTGGTTCCATAGTTAGTTGAACGTCTTTCAGCATCTGCATAACCAATAAGTCCGTCCCCAGTTTCGTAAAGGTAGCCCAGTCCTGTTGTGGCTGTAACATCTGTTATTTCATTAGCTTGTTCAACTTGTGCTGATCGTGCTAGCACTTCGTAGCGTCCGTTGTCAATAATGTCTATGCCTTGCACACCATAGTCTTGCCAAGTTTCAAGTGCTGGTAAATCGTTCCAAGTAGTTAAATTACTTAGGTCTTCCCAAGCTGTGTAAAGTGTTTCCTCTAATATTCGTTCAATGCGTTGTCCGTCAAATTCTTGTGGGTAAGATACTGCACCTGCGTAACGTTTAACAAGTAGACCAAGAAAACCTATAGCCTGCACTTGTACTGTGTTTGCATACTGATTGTTTGCCCCAGCACCTTCAAGAGTGTTTTGAACACTTGAAACTTCACCTGTAAACAAATCAACAAACACATTATTTGTGTCTTTAACTTGAATATTTACTACGTCTAATAAGTTAATTGCTGGGCTTGTGCCAGATAAGTTAATTAGTTCAAGATTGCAATAGCCAGGTTGTGTTGGTTCAAAAAAGTCGTTACGTCCTGCTGTGATAGTTGCGTTACTTAAAACCTCATTGGTGTATTCAACGCCAGCAATACGTATCTTAAATGTAGGTGTGTAAATCGTCATTGGTTATCTAAACCCAAAGTTAAATGGCTTTATTCCTGTCGTCTTTAACGCTGTGTTTTGTACTTTTGTAATTGTTCTAGCTGTGCCTTGTGGATCTATTGCACCTTTTACATTATTGTTAATAATGACTGTAGGTTTTTGTGTGTTAATACCAACTAAACCTTTTGCTTTGTCGCTAAAAGAAGCCTCGGGTGCAAATTGTCCTGTAGCACTTGCAAATTGTCCTATTAGTGAATCATCAAATGCTTGTTTGAAATCTCTAAACCTTTGAACAGCTGCATCAAGTTTGGCAAACAAAGAATCTAAACCTTCAACCATACGTGTAAGTAAGTTGATGAATCTTACAAAGCCTGAATCACTTGACGTATTGCTGTCAAATGCTCCTGCAAGTGAACCTAGCCCTGAACCAAGATCACGTAAAGCAACACCAAGACTATAACCTGCGTCTTCACCTTCGTTAGTTGCTTCCTTAAACATTCCAAGAGACGGCACTACAGATTTCTTTTTACCAATAAGTCCGTCAACAAGTCCTTGTAAAGCAGGTGCAAGAGTATCTGTTGCAAAGCGTGCAAACTTTTCAAGTATAGGTAAAAGTGCTTGACCTAAACTTTCCTTGGCTTCATCAAGAGCAATTTTAATACGAGCCATACGACCAGCAAAAGTGTTAGCTGCAACGTCTGCTTGACCTGCAAAAGTTTCAGATAATGCAATAACTGCTTTATCAAAATCTTTAGATTTAATAATGTTTTCGTCAAGTGGAACACCAATACGTTTTAATGCGCCAAGGTTGCCGTCATAGGCTTTACCAAGTGCTTCTGTAACTGTAGCAAGGTCTTTACCTGTACCAGCAGATATGTCAAGGGCTAATGTTTGTAGTTTTTGGGCTTTAGTTATGTCTTGTGTTGATCTAACAAGTCTGTCAAGACTTGGACGTAATTGGTCGTCTGCAACACCTGTAGCTCTTGCTGTTTTGTCAATAAAATCTTCTGTAGCTGCTATCTGTGCGTCTGTGGCTTTAGTTGTGTTCTTTAATGTTTGGGCAAGGCTTTTCATAGCCTTTTCGTCTTCTATAGCTGCTTTAACAGCATCAATACCTATCTTGATAGCCATAGCACCTGCAGCTGCGCCAACGGCTGCAAAAGCCAAAGCACCTGCCTTTAATGCGCCACCAAGTTTATCGCTAAAACTTCTTGTCTCTTTATCGGCTTTATCAAGTCCGTCTATAAATTGTTTTGTGTCAGCAAGTAACGCTAATTTAAGTGTCCTAATATCAGCCATTAAATCCTCTTTGTCCAAGCGTTTCTAATAAGTTCATAACCTGCTAACCATTCTTTTGCAATAGTTGGTTGAAATCTAGCCATAGCAGGATATAACCACCAACCACGATTACCTCTACCTTTGCTAGGTGAGCGACGTGGGAACTGTTTATAGTCCTTAGAACCAAACTCATTACCCATTATCACATATCCAGCACTAAAAGCACTAGAGCCAACTTTGGCACGACCACCAATACTAAAACTTGGTGCTTTATCTGATCTAGATATTTTAATTGAATCTGCTACTGCTATTGCTTGACGCACGTTATATGGTGCGCGACTAGCTGCACCTTTAGCATAATTAGCACCACGTTCAGCTAAAGCACTAGCAATCTTTTTCATATCTGTTTTAGCAACGTCGTCCATTTTGCCAAACGCACGTAACAAACCACGATAGTCTTTATCAACTTTAACTAATTGAATTGCTTTAGCCATTATTGCGCTCGTTCAATACGTTGATTGCTGTAGCCCATATTTCGGGTTCTGCATTGAGCCAATAGTCGGGTGTTATCCCAGTTGCTATTGCTAATTCTATTGCTGTTCGCCCAATACTTCGGGCTTGGTAAAATTTGCTGTCTCAAAATCAGAAGCTGCAATAGAGACGACTTTGTTTTTCCAAGTGTCAAAACTTTCAATCTTCTTTGTGACACGTTGCTGAATTTTGTGACCAAGGAATAAAAGTAATGAATTGCTTGGCGTGCTTTCTTCCATAAGAACTTTAACAATTGATTTATTGTTATATAGTTCTTTTTCTGCCATAGCAAGTTCGATAGGTCTTGTCCACTCATCAAACTTTTCACCTGTTTCTAATTCCCACGATATTTGTAACTTAAGCATTTTTGATGCCCCTGTTCTTTAGTTGTTGTTAACTTGTTAGGTCTTCTGTTGGAATTCCTACAACTTGTAATGATACTGTACAAGTTTGTGCATCTGCACCTGAAGCAGAAATACCCGGGTATTGTGGTAATACTGTTCCAGTTAAAGTTACACCTGTTGTAAGTGTCATAACAAAAGCAAGTGCTGTATCTGGGGCTGATTCTGTTGCGTCCCAAAGTGCTTTGTAAAGACTTCCTACTGGTGTTGTTTTACCTGCGTCATTTAAGAATGTGATATCTAAAGTAACGTTGCTGTCAATATATTTGTAGGCTTTGCCTGCAAGTGTGTCAAAAGTTAGGCGTTCTGTATCAAAGTTAATAGCAGAATCTAAAATTTGGCTTGAATAATTGATCGTAGCAATTGTTAGGGTTAGAGAACGACCACTTAAAATTGTTGTTGTCATTATTGCCTTTCTTAGCCTGTGTAGGCTGTTTGTAGTTGGATTTCAGCAGCTAATAGATCTGTACTATTAGTTGCTCTAATTCTAGGGCTACTTATTGATAACACAATAAAGGTTAACGGAATAAGTCCTAGAATGGTTTCTATATCATCTTCCAAGTTTTTTAATGCGCTTGGATTTGAGTACGTAGTGCTGACCACTTCTAAGGTTAGTCTTACGTAATAATTTTTGCCATTACCTATAACCATTGGTTCAAGATATGGGTCTGAGGCAAGAATTAAAGCTGCTGGTGGAATTATGATTTCTGGGACGTGATCATAAGCTGTATAATTTGAGTTTGATGTTATTGCTGTTTTAAGTGTGTTCCTAAGATCTGATAAAGCCATAGGTTAACCTACTTGACTATTAGAGTCTATGTATTTTGAAATCAAACCTGTTATTTTGTACAAAAGTGTGCGACCCATACGATATGGGGCTGGGGTAAAGTCTAGGGCTTGTTGTGTGCCACCTACAGCTAGTCTTGATTGAAATACGTCAATAGATACTTGTAGCACGGCTTCTTCTATAGCTGCGTTGCCGTTGTATTGCGACAATGTATTTGCAGCTGCACGTCCGTTAGGAATAATGTAACGAAAATCGTGAACTGTTGCGCCTGTTGTTGTTATTGCAAAAGTATAATCGTCAATAATTTCTTCTATAACTTTATTGCCATTATGCCCAGTAACGCCAGATATTGTTACTGTTTGTGTTTCATAAAATTTGTGAGGTGTAATAGTATGTAAAATTGTGCGTGTAGCACTTTCGCTTTTTTGTTTATCTATTTCAACTTTCCATTGAATAAGAAAATCACCAATAGCGTCTTCTGCTGTGTCAATTATTGTTTCAAGAGCTGCATCATTATAAAGGGAAGATGAAACACCAAGGACAGCTCTTAACTGAGTTGCTGTTACTAATACTGGCATTTCTTATTCCTCTTGTTTAGGGTGAGGCTAGCCACAGGGGCGAGACTAGCCTCACGACTTAGTGGTTTATCAGGACTTGTTAAACCAGTTTGCGCCAGCACCAATTTTGGTTGCTAGTGCGCCATAGCCGTAATAGTTTACGTCTATTTGTCCTGTGTTAATTACGTTGGTGCGTAGGCTCAAGCGTGGGCTTTCGTACCAAGTGTATGAATCTGGGTTTAAGACAACCATTGAATAGTCACCTAAACCAGTTGAACCAGTTCCAGCCATTGAACGTGAAACATACAATTCCAAACCAGCAACGTTTCCACGTAATGATTGTGGGCTTACTGCGCCACCAGCATTTTGTGGGTTTGAAGCTGTGTAAATTGGTCGTCCGTTTGATTCTGCATAACCCATAATTTTACCCCATTGTTCTGGAGATACTACAAGGTTACGTGCAAAACCTAATGAGGCTTTGTAAACAGCTGCAGCTGCAGAAGATACGTAGGTAATTAAACCTGGAGCGTCTTCTGTTGTTGCTGTTGCGTTTAATGCGCCGTTGTTAGCACATTCGCCTGCAACGTATGCGTCTGTGGCTTTTGCATAAGCAAATTCCATTTGGCGTACAAGTTCGTCAAAAAATACTGGTGAGCTTCTGTCCAAAAGTTCTACAGAAAATGTCTGTTGTCCACCAAATTTTTTCACAGACACACTAACAAAAGATGAAGCTGTATCTGTTTCGGATAATGCTGCTGCTTCGTCTGCTTGTGCAACTGTTGGTGCTGTGGTGATTTTTGGAATTTCAAAAGTCATACCTGCTGGTGGCAAAGTTGCTTTTGAAATTGCGTCAATAAATCCTCTGTCAGCGTTTGCAATTCCGTT